TCAGCTTCAGCCGTTCCCTCATCAAACGATTGAATAGGCGAGCCACCCATTAGTATAGAAGCGCGGGAGCATATTTTAATTGCTGTATTTGCTGGCATAAGAAGTTAGGGGGCTTTCGCCCCCCTCCTATTAGTTGTTGTCGAGAACTTCAAACACACCGTCATCATCGATAACGACAGAACCCATAGACATCATTGATGTCGCAAGGTGCGCTACCTTCTGCGGTACATAGTTGACCTCGGTTTGAACATCAGAGTTAATGCCAATGCCCACAGCGCGAGCGTGGTAAGCAAAGTTTTTGCCGCCAGCTACCGCTGAAGTTGAGAAGATCTTGAATCCCAAGAACTCTTTCATTGTCATGCCACCAGCAAACGGAAGGTTTTGTGGCCCAACGTAGTCTGATGAAGCAAACTCATTAATGTTAAACAAGTCAGCAAATCCAGACGGAGACATAGCTAAGTAGCGCTGTCCGTCTTCTGGAATATCTTCTGCACCAAATGTTTGGAACAAGGTCAGAAGATCTGCTTTAACAAGCGCACCGCCTGTGTCAGCAATCTGAGTTGAGTTAGCACCAGCATCCATAGCTGCTACAATCAAAGCATCAGTTTGGCGACCCAAAGCAGCAGCAGCAGATTGCGCTACAGCTTGACGCTCGTTGATGTTGATTTTCAATTCATCCAGCTTGTCGATATACTCAGCTGCATAGTAATCAGCCATAGTCGCTTCGACATTGGTGTGCGCTAGTTCCATTGTGGAAACATCGCCATTGCGTGTTTTAGTTGATGCAGTGCCTTTTCCAATTACTTGGAAACGTGCAGTTGAACCAGTCACATTGGTTGAGCGTACTGTGTTGCGGAGTTTAGAACCCATACGCTGATATGCCATGTGAACTTCTGATTCAAACTGTTTGATAAAGGCTTGGTCAATAGTATTAGCCATTTTACAGTCCTATTTTGAAGTTACAGTTGCCAACGGGTATCCACTCTTTCACTTCGGCAAGGGTATCCTTTCGGGCCTTTCAGTGCGTTATGGGCCGTAATTCCCCATCGTAAACACTTTTTTCATTTGGATTGCAACGCACAAAATCAACGTACTTATGCGGAGGGGAGCTAGTCACACCCACGGGCTCAAAGCCTAACCATACTGCCCAGTCTACCATAAACTCATAATCAGCAAGTATAGTCATAGTCATCTGCGGTTGAGTTTTGTCCAGATAATTAACAAGCATCTTAGAGCCGCGAGCTATAGTTGTGAAGTTTTCTTTTACCTTGTCAGAAAACATAAAGAACATCTGAGGATAATCTTGATCTTCAGCATACCAAAGACCGCCTACCGCAGTAAATATCTCACCCTCTTTACGAACTAGGTAGCATTCAGAACATTCATACATTTCTGTAATGGCTTGCTTAATATCCAAGTGACCAAGGATTTTAAGCTCTCTTATATTTTCCTGACTCAGATTGGCAGCAACCTCATCAATATGGTCAGAAGTAAAAGGGGTTAAGTAAAACTTACCCCTTTTGAGAATCTTAACCTCCATAAAGACGCTTAAAGCCCTCTTCTACCTGCTTAACATAAGCAGTGTCATTCTTATCCCAGTATCTAGGGTCTTGCATCATTTGGTCTAATTCAGCTTGAGTTGTCTGACCTGTTGGCTGAGTGCCATCAGAAAACGAACCATCCTTAGTTGCCTCCATGATTGCCTCAAGAGCAAGAATCCCTTCATGACTTTCGCACATGCGCTCAATAGCTGGCAAAGATTGCTCAGGAAAAAACTTGTTTGCAAACATAGACGCTGCTTGAATGCGATCATTTGCATTGTCGCCAAGCTTTGAAGCCTCAGCTTCAAGGTCAGGTTGGCTTCCATTAACAGCTTGGGCATACATCTCAATGCCCTTCTGAAACTCATCTTGCCCATAGCCGTTTTCAAACGCATGTTCAGACCACCACTGCAGTAACTCATTATCTACAGCAAGCTCATCATCAACAATATCAGGAAGCTGATAATCACCAGCAGACTCAGGTCTATCCCCAAATGCTTCTGTTTGTATTTCTTCAAGAAGCTTATTGCGAATGTCTTCTTCTTTGGTTCCAAGCTTTGATTCAAGTTCCTTGTAAGCTTTAGCTAAATCTTCACCGCTGCTATACTTCTCAGGCAACCACTCAGGACGCTCTGGCGCTGAAGACTGCTCAACATCCGCTTCAGTAACAAAGTCACGTCCATCAGCTTGGGCTGTTTCTACTGCCGCTTCTTCATTCATTTGTTTTTACTCCTATGAGAATGTGCAATACGCTGCTCAATCAGGCCAACAATATAGCGCTGACCTTCCATATGTCGCAGTTCTTCCGTAGTCACATTAGGGCCATTTACCATCTCAATAGTAACAGAACGCAAATAGCGAAGAACTTCCTTGCCAGTAGGAGACTCAAATATCTGAGCAATGTTCTGACTTATCTGAACATCTTTGTCAGAAGATCTTTGGATTCCATCTAATCCAATATTAACCTTGTTCGGCAATCATCTGTCCTTGCTGTTGTTGCGCCATTTGCTGCGCTAATGCAGCTATTTGTCTACGCTGTTCTTCGTCACGAATCAAGCTCTCTGGCACACCAAATTTTTTCGCAAGGTGAATTGCTGTTTGTTCACCGTCAATTAGAAGCTGCAACATCTCTGGGCCAAAGGCTCCACCAACCAATTCAAGGAAACGAGCAACGCTAGAAATGTCCTGATTTGATTGAGCTTGTGCAAGCGGAGACACAGAACGTACTTTAACTTCCCGTCCGTTTACTGTAGGTACTTCTATGCGGCCCTGCTTCTTTAAGATGTATATTACACGTTGAAGTACGGGCTGCACGAGTTCTGCTTGCAAGCGACCAAATGCAGATCCCATTCTTCTAGCTAAGTCACCCATGCGCTCTGCTACCTCAGTTGCAGTCGCAGGAGTTCTATCAGGATTGCCAAGCATGTCATTATATAGCGCTTTCTTAATATTCAAACGCATGTCACTAAGAACAAGCTGCGCTACATCAAATCGACCAGCGGCATTAATAGGCTGAAGACCAGCAGAACCCATGGCTTTTGGTATAATCGATCCGGGCACTAAATTAATCGTATCAATATTTACTACGCCATCATCTTCCATTTGATAAATACCAGAGATAGACATCTGAGCATTCTCAAGAATAAGCTCGATAGTAAGATTAGTAGTCTTAATAGCAGATAGCGCATTAAGTAGTGGGCCGCGTCCGTAAATCTCACCAGCACATTTACCCCATCGAAAGCAAACAAAGGGATTAGAGCCAAGACCAGTCATTTCTTTAGCGTAGAGCAAAGTTTTAGTGGTCATACAGATTGCATAGTGAAAGTAAGCTTCTTCGTTTTTCTTTTTGTAGTCGCGGCAAACAACCTCAAGCACAGTCGTTTCACGATCAGATCCCATTAGGGATGTAACCTTTTGATCAAAGGTGCCCTTAGGATACATAATAGGAAGGTGATCGAACTTTACTTTTTTTCGCTCACGATAAACGTGATCGATCTTATCATCGGGACCAGTGTCAAGTACCACATGAGGGAGCGGTATAGCTGAGAAGTTTACAGGATTGATTGCATCCCCCTCTTCTACGCACAAGACACCAGTACCCACAGCCAAATCCATGAATGATTCATGAACTTCTTGGCTGAAATTAGAGTTCTGAAGAACCTCGAATACATACTCAGTTACTTCATCAAGCTCATTATCTATAGCTTCACGCTGATCTGGCGGCACTTCACTGCCAGCCATAAGATCAGCCCATCGCGCAAAGTTAGGAACTAAGCCAGACTGCAAGCGGCTGGCAAACTCTTGCACACCAACCACCGCAGTCTCATCAAAGATCTTATCATCTCTGCGCTGTCCAGCTTCTTCATAGTAAAATGACTCACGCTGAGGCAAAGCATACTCATAGCATTCCTCAAACAACGGAACCCAGTTTTCACGAAAGGCTTTTGCCTTCTGATAACTTTGAATATATTGCTTTGCTATATCAGCCATTAGCCAAACCTACCTAAGAATCCACCGCCACCAGCTTTAAACAAAGAACGGCGACCAGCGCCACCACGCATTCCGCTTCTGCGCGTTCTGCTTTCTAAAGCTGTAGAAATATCTTCACGCTTTTGTTTAGCTCTTTTTTGAATCTCTTCAGACTTAGCCGCCTCAGCTTCTATACGCTGATCCGCTGCTGCTTCTTGCTCAGCCGGACTAGGGCCACCACCGCCACCACCAAAACACATATTAATCTCCTTTGTTTTTTACTCGTAAGCATAGAAGGCAGAGAACATCAATGCACAAAAAGCTATAGCCTTGCCCAAAAGCTAGGTTTGTTTCTTTGTTTTGCACCCCTGTTAAACACATCAAAGTTACGTTTTGCAATTACAGGTTGGGCTGGTTTTTGACTATTCATTAGGGCTCTGCCCTCACCAGCACCTAAGAATAAATACTGAGCCGCATCGTGAACGTGGCTAAACATATTCTTATCTGGTTTATCAGCGTACCTTTCGCCACTTACTTCCATTCTCTTATAGGCATAGCCACCCTCAAAGCCCTTAATTAACTGAGGACAACGCCTGTCTATTA